AACCACCTACACTTTGAGTTAGACGCTTTAACAAGTAAAACAAGAACAGGTGCATTGTCACCGACAGGAGTTAGAAAATGACATTATATAAATGCGAGTGCGGTAATTCTAAAGAGTTACAAAAAGCGACTATAAAACTCATTGATAACAAAGTAGTGGTTGCAGAAGCATTATGCAAGTGTGGTTTATATATGGATAGTGAACCAACAGACGGAATACCTAACCTAAAAAGGACAGAGCCATCATTAAGTAAAAAGGGTGATAAACTTTGGCAAGGAGCAAAAGAAAAGCTAATTGGTGAAAGAGGCATTAATGAACCGTTTAAATAAATAACATAAAATTCTATTATATACTATGAAACAACAAGTTAATATTAGCAAAATCAAAGGCAACCCTAACAACCCACGAATTATTAAGAATGATAAATTCAAAAAATTAGTTGCAAGCATAAAGGGGTTCCCTGAAATGTTAAAACTTAGACCTATTGTCGTTGATGAAGACATGGTTGTATTGGGTGGCAACATGAGGTTAAAAGCAAGTAAAGATGCAGGGCTTAAAGAAGTATGGATAGAAATAGCTGAGGGGCTTACCGAAGAACAAAAAAAAGAGTTTATAGTAAAAGATAATGTAGGGTTTGGTGAATGGGAATGGGATATATTGGCTAATGAATGGGATAGTCTTAAACTTGAGGATTGGGGGCTTGATGTGTGGGTTAATGAAGATGATTTAGAAGAACCTGACTTTAATGAATTAACTGCTGAAAACAATAATAAACCACCAACAATAAAAATAACATTTGCTAATGAAAATGATTTACAAAATGCAGAAGAAGAAATAGCAAAAATAGTAAGTAAATATAACAAAGCATTTTATTCAGTAAGCTCAGGCGAATTATGATTATCAAGAAAGCATCTTGGAAAGCTATGCAGTATGCTTGTTTAAAGTTTCACTATGCTAAAAGATTACCTGCACAGCCAATGGTTGGATATAGTTGCTTTAATAATAAAAACGAATGGTGTGGCGTAGTAATATTTAACAATGGTATAGGAGCCATAGAAAAGCCTTTTGATTTACAAAAAGGACAAGTAAGCGAGTTGGTTAGAGTTGCTTTAAATGGAAAGCAAAAAACAACAACACAAGTAGTTGCAAGATGTGTGAAGATATTTAAAAAAGAAAATAAATTAGTAAAACTATTAGTAAGCTATGCCGATAGTGATTATAAACATAAAGGCATAATATATCAAGCTATGAATTGGCTACATATAAGTTCACATAAAACAGGAGATGAGTGGCTACACCCTATCACTAAAAAGAGTGTGCATAGTAGAAGTCATAGCAAAACAGGAGTGAATAAACAATTTGGTGTTTTAAAAAAAGTATATAAAACAAGTGAATTAATAAGAATTAAAAAAGGCGAAAAACATAAATATATCTATCCTTTAACTAAAGAATTAAAAGAAAGATATTTAAATGCGTGATTAGCATATACAGTAATGCGTTGGCTATTCCAAGTCAAAGAAGGGGTGCAATTCCACCATCATGCTCTAATATAACATTGAAAAATGGAACAGAATAGAACAAAGATTAACAAAGAAAGGTTATTGAAAGCATTAGAAAGTTCACTAGGCGTAATAACAACTGCATTAAAAGCAACTGACTTATCAAGAACTAATTTTTATAAGTGGCTAAAAGAAGATGAGGAATTTGCAGCAAAGGTACAAGAAATAGAAAACATACAGCAGGACTTCATTAAGTCAAAGTATTATGAATGTGTAAAAGACAAAGTGCCCTCAGTTGTAATACACGCTGCTAAGACTAGACTTGGTTGGAATGAAACCAACAAAGTAGATTTAACATCAGGTGATGAAAAAATAAAAATCAATATCAATCTTGGAGATTAGCCCTGACTTTACACGCACACAAAAAGAATGTCTAAAGTATTTATTTGACAATACAACTAAAGAGGTTTTATTCGGTGGTGCAGCAGGTGGTGGCAAGTCTTGGGTTGGCGTAAGCTACTTAATTACAATGTGCCTACAATACCCAAAGACTAGGTACTTAATGGGGCGTTCTAAATTAGATGCCCTAAAAAAGACAACGCTAAATACATTCTTTGAAGTGTGTCAGGCGTGGGGTTTAAAAAGTGGTGGTGATTATACTTTCAATGGCTCAAGCAATGTAATTACTTTTTACAATGGTTCAGAAATAATACTTAAAGATTTATTCTTATACCCGTCAGACAGGAACTTTGATAGCTTAGGTTCTTTAGAAATAACAGGTGCTTTTATAGATGAAGCAAACCAAATAACTGAAAAGGCAAAAAATGTAGTGGGTTCAAGGTTACGTTATAAGTTAGATGAAAACGGGTTAATACCTAAAATGCTAATGACTTGCAACCCTGCAAAGAATTGGACTTACACGCAATACTATAAGCCCTCAAAAGAGGGTACAATAAAACCTTATAGGAAGTTTATACAATCTTTAGTTGGTGACAATGAATATATAAGTAAGCATTATGAAAAACAATTATCGGAACTTGATGAGTTAAGTAGGCAAAGGCTTTTATTTGGGAATTGGGAATATGATGCGAGTAATGATAGCTTAATTGATTATGATGCTATTTTAAATATCTTTAACCAAAAAGGGGTTAGTGGTGATAAATACATAAGTTGTGATGTGGCACGATTTGGAAGCGATAAGACGGTTATAATGTATTGGGAGGGGTTGTACCTTAAAAAAATAAGAACGTTGCTTAAATCGTCTGTAAATGAGGTTGTGGAAGAAGTTAGGGTTTTACAGCAAGAGCATGCAGTACCTTTAAGGAATATTATTGTTGATGAGGACGGAGTTGGTGGTGGTGTTAAAGATTATTTAAGATGTATTGGTTTTGTAAATAATGCAAGGGCATTGAAAGGTGAAAACTATCAGAACCTAAAAACACAATGCTTTTATAAATTAGCCGACCTAATAAATAAAGGGCAAGTGGGTGTAGTATGTCCTGATGTAAATATAAAGAACCAAATCATTGAAGAGTGTGAGCAAGTAAGAATGAAAGATGCAGACAAAGACAATAAGTTGCAAATCTTTTCAAAAGAAACAATTAAAGGTATAATAGGTAGGTCACCTGATTATGCAGATGCAATGGCAATGCGTTGCTATTATGAAATTGACAGTAACTTTGGAAAGTATTTTGTACAGTAAACTAAATTTAACAAATTTCTATTATATAACAAGATAAGACTATGAAAGTAAAAATTAAGAAGAAGGGCAAAAAGAAAAACTATAATCTTATAACCTCTTGGGCTGATGTTACCCTTGAAAAATGGATTAAGATAATTGCAGCACAAACAGGAACAAAGACAAAAGAAGCAAGAGAAACAATAGCAGCTTTGTCTGATATACCTAAGTCATTAATAAATGAAATGTCTTTAAAAGATGTTGCAGTTTTAATGGCTAAGCTAAGTGAGATACAAGCAGACAAAGACACTAAGCTAAAAAAGATTATAGAGTTAGACGGTTTGCAATATGCGTTTCACCCTAATTTAGATGATTTGACTTTAGGTGAATATGCAGACCTTGAAAACTTTATAAAGATTGGAATAGAAAAAAGTATGCCTGAGATAATGGCAATTCTTTTTAGACCAATAGTTGAGAAAGAGAAAGACATATATTCCATAGCTGCTTATGATGGCAACATAACCATAAGGGCTGAGAAAATGAAACAGATGTCAGCAGAGCAAGTGCAGAGTGCACTGGTTTTTTTTTGGGATTTCGTGATGGGCTTATCAGAGATTTTGCCATCATTTTTACTGGAACGAACTCAGGGGATAGTGAAGGACTTGGAGACAAAAGCTTCGCTGAAAAGTGGGGGTGGTTCGGAATAATGCACAGGCTTTGTAACCAAGATATAAGCAAGTTAGAAGCAGTATCTAAATTGAACCTATTAGAATGTTTGACTTGGTTAAGTTATGAAACAGATTTGAATTTAAGTAATAAAGTAAATATAAATGATAGCAAACAAAACTTACAATAACGTTATAGACACCCTTAAACAGTTGGGTGCAGAACACCACCAAATTAAAACAACTACAACAGGTGACATTTGGAAAATTGATTTGAGTAACGAAACGCTGTTTCCTTTGTTTCATATAAACCCTGTTAATGTAAACACAGGTCAATCTCAATTGATTTATAACTTTCAGCTATTTGTAATGGACGCTGTAACTGAAAAGGATAACTGGACAGAAGCTAATTTTCAATCGGCTAATTATTTAAGTAATGAACAAGAAGTAATGTCAAGCTGTTTGCAAGTATGTGTTGATATAATAGGAATGATGCGACATAGTAAATGGCAGGGTGCAGGTGAACTAGATATTAACGACCCTGTAT